GAAAACGCCTGAACTTCCGCATCGGTGAGTCGCTGGGGCCAATATCTCAGATTTTGAATATGTCCGCACCACATGTTGCTACCACCGCTGTTGCCACCAATGCCCAAAAACGCAATACCGCTAGGGACGCCGCCACTCAATGCTGCGGCAGATGCTGCATTGAACGATGATGCAGAGTTGTTGAGTTTGTAAGCACAAACCGCACTACCTCTTGTGTTGTACGTCCAAGTGTTTGTCCGCACCGCCGATGACCCGCTGACTGTCTTCACGGCGCGATACGACCCCGATAAACGCTCAAGTCGGAGGGCATTCGCAAAACCCAATGTGTCGTATAAAGCGGCAGCATATCGAACAGATGCGTCCGTTGACGGAACTTCAGAAGTTGTGGCAGTAACCGCCAGAGCACCTTCGGTTGCGTTGAACCAACTGGTCAAGTTGGCACCAGTTATATAGGCTACATCTGAGTTTCGGGTAACGGAACCCGTTGTTGTCGGGATGTAGCTGGTCGGGAATGCACCAGCTTCAAATTGAGGCTTGGAGAACGATACAGACCCGGTGACACTTCGTGAAGCACCGGCAGCGATTCTCCACGTAATTGAACCAGCGGTTGCGCCGATTACGGCCAAAATATGAACGCGCTGACCTGCGGTGGGCACGTAGCTACCAAGAACAGCGGTGTCGTTGACGTAGTACCCGGTCGTTGCGCCAGCCGGAGGAGACACAGCGAACAGAATGTCGTCGAGGGGTAATCCAGAGTTTGAGTGAATATACAGCGAGAGGCAGTACGATGTGTTTGCTGCAACACTGACCACTTGCTGCATGATTTGACGAGCCGCTGTTGCGCTGAACGTCAGAATGTTTCCACCAAGACTATCGGCAGTCACGGCACTGATAGACCCACCAGACAACGGCGAAGTCCAACTTGTTGGAAATGTCCCCGGCGTTCCCGCAACAGCACCAGCAAATCCACTTTGCAAAACAGAATTGACTCGTGTTTCTTCAACCAACAGACCTTTTGGTGCCAGCGTCACAGGATCGTAATCGAATCGTGCAATGTTGGCATTTACGAGTTCCATCAATCCACTGCTGTTAATTCGAGTGGCGGTGTTCAACGCACGAGAAAAAGTCACTCGTGAGTCAAGAGTGCCGGTAGTGAAATCAAGAAACAACTTCGGCAATACCCGTTCAGTTGCCGTTGCGCCGTATGAGGGAGTGATCATGTGTTCTTCTCAAGTCGGATAGGTTAACGACCAGCGAATGAAATCACCCGCAGCGAATACGGCAGGACTGTTAAAGGTGATTGAGCCAGTCACATCACGCAACATGTCGGCCACAGAAACACCACCTGCAATTTGCATGAACCCCTGATACACCACGCCACCAATGCTGGCATAGACAATACCACCAACTACAACATCACCGCTCTGCCGTTGCTGCGGAAGGGAAATTTTCAGTCCACCGGTGCCCAACGATGTCGTAGAGCCGATGGTGAGGATGCCGGTGATTGTGGTGGTCGCACCACTGGTGCAAACACCACCGACGATTGTTCCGTTGCCAAGACTCGGGGCAGTTCCACCAGAGGTCAAAGTTGGCGTATAAGGGCGATAGTAAGTGTCAATCAAATTGCGACTGTTGCCGCTATTGTTGATGACGGGCAAATTGTTGTAGCTGTTGCCTTGCAAGGCCACGTTGTCGGTCGTCGAAGCAATTGTGATTTGAGGTGCAATATCACACCCAACAATTGTGTTGTTGTTGCCATCAATCGTCAGTGCAAGTTGATTTGCAATTCGAGTATTGTTGATCAATACCGCACGGCTTTCGCCAGTGTATTTCAGGTCACCGACGAAACTGTTTGTGATGTAGACGTTGTTGCAGCCACCAAAATCAAAAGAACAAGTGCCGTCTGTTTGAATGCCGATGAAAGATCGAGGCACCGCACCAAGCTGCTGCGCAGGGTCAATGACAATCGCAAAACGATTGGTTGTAGTGCCCGCGTTGCGACGAGAAAAGCGGCAGTCTTGAGTGAACGACTGGCTACCGGCAGCGACTGCAAAATATTGAACTTCGTCTTCCCAATCGCTTGCTCGAACACCAATTACACCTTGACGACCATTCGTGCCAGTGTAAGTAATTGCGCGACCTGTGTAGTTCGCGCCATCGCCAACCAACCACAGATTCTGCAAACCCGCGCCATCCGACAACTCAAACATGACACCGTTGTATGCGTGATTCAGTTGAGTGCGATGACGTGCTGCTCCAACCAACTGCGTGTTTGCAGGTACAGTAATTTTTCCAGTACCGATTCTGTAAGACACGGAAGGGTTTGGTACGAAAACAGCGCCACCAGACGCAGCGGTTAGCGCATCCACAAATGCTTGATAGTCGTCAGTTGACCCATCACCGGTTGCACCAAAATCTGCAACACTGACCATTTGCGATAGTTTTTCCTCAACCGTCAGCGGGATTGCGCCAGCCCCGGCTGTCATAAAACCAACTACGGATGAGCCAGTTTCTTCATTTGTAATTTGGTCAAGAGCCGACTTAACAGTCAATGGACCCGGAGCCAACAAACTTGCGACATTGGGGGTGTATTGGTTAAAAGTAGGATCACCATTTCCAAAAATGTTATCCCATGTACCAATGAGCACATCATTGCTTGTTTTCAGAACAAACTTGTAAGACGCACCAACACTCAACCAAACTTCGCTGCTGCCGGAAACTCTACCTGCGGAATCCAAGACAATAGGATTTGCGTGAGCAACCGTTCCCGCCGATGATGTGTAAGTTGTTTGAGGTGTTGTGGTACCGGCAATGTACGTGTACAGCTTGCCGCCCGACAACGGAACACCGTTGTTGTCAAAAAATTGAGCGCCAGCGCCACCAACCGGGGAAAGGTAAACCGCCATATCAGACTCCCAAGTTACCAGCGGCCACGAACGTATTAGCGACAGGAGCCACCAGAGAAATGACCGCATATTGACCCATTGTGCTGAACAGACTGGAGTACGACACCAGCGTTTGACTGTTGGGTGCAACCGTGACCTTACCGGTGCCACCTTGGATGATCGTGCAGTTGAAACCCGCACCCAGACCCGAGGCACAGTTAATCGTCACTGCGCTGCTAGAGGTGCAGTAAATGATTTTGCCGTTGTCGGTGGCAGACAATGTGCGAGAAGTACTTGCCTCGGTAACAAGCACACCTGTCAGAATTTGCTGGACGGTGACCTTTTTGGTCGTACTGGATTGAACCGCAGGCAGTTCTTCAGTGAGAGCCAGTGGTGTCGTTACCGCAGGAAGGGCTGAAATTTTTGCGTCTGCCATGAGATTACTCCAAGAGAATCAAGCCGCCGTCCTCTTGAACGAGGTTGTCGCCGGACTCGGTGAGAAGGTTGCTTGTCGAACTACCACTATCACGGGTGCCCGTAAACAAAGTTGCAATGCCGCCAAGGCCAAGACCTAGCGCGTTGCGGAGAGCGACACCGAAGCTCATTGCTTGTTGATTGGTTTGCAGTAAACCACACCCGCATCAGACACTTGGATTGCACTGACACGCCAAGGAGCGCCGGTGCCCATTGGCAGGTAGAACGGAATCGGTGTATAGGCGGGGATCGGAGTGCTGGCAGTCGTTGCAACAGCTGCCGGACCCACTTCAACGTAGCAGGGGGTGGTAGACCAGATCACCACGCCTTCAGGACCAGGATTCCAATCAGAAGTGTTGCCTGCGGTGCCGGTGTAGGACGCAGTGCGACCGGGAAAATCGGCCTTTGAAAGAGGATTCAGGAGTTCCATGATGTGTCCTTATGCCAAGAAACGCAATTTGTAGAGGGTTGTGAGGTACAGCTCAACGATATTATCGATCAACTGTTGCAACGAGGAGTCCGACTTATCGCACACATCGTAACGGCCTTTTTCGATCTCGGCAAGTTGGTCTTGCAAGAACTCGATGATGTTGGTGGTCTTCTTGGCCGCAGGGATGGCAATCGGGCCAATCAGCCCGTGGCGACCTTGGTATGCCTCGGCAAACGCATCAGCCACGTCAATGACCTCATCGTAAAACGTGTTCAGAGCCACATGTTTGGAGTAGCTGCGGGTGTTCAGATGCACTGAATGGGCCACATTCCGGCCCAAAAACAGCAGACCCATCAATTGTGCTGCGTTCATTGTTGTGGCTCCATCTGTTCGGGCATCATTTCAGGCCCGACATCCACGTCTTGACCCGGCATCTCGGCAACTAGGTCGCCAGAGGTGATCATGCCATGCACGGTGCCCAAAACGATGTCTTGGACCTGCTCGGGCGACATGCTGGCCTGCACAGTCGAGATTCGCTGTGTTTCGGCCTGATATGCCTTGACCTGCGCCTCGAAATCCTTGCGCTCCAGATCCCGCATTTCGATGGATTTGCCCACATTTTGGATCATCTGGTGCATGTTTTCCATCTCGGCACCCATCGCTTGGATTTGCTGCTCGGCAGCCTGCAATGCGGGCGATTTGTCATCGTCGGCCAAGATTTTGGGGTCGATCGTCTTGGCAAAACGCTTGGACATCTCCTGAGCACCAGGCCAGTCCATGTTCTTGACAAACAAATCGCCAGCCACTTGCCACAATTGTGGGTTGCCTTGCAGCAACTGAGCCATCGCCTCGAGAGCCTCTTGACGCTTGGTGGCGTAGCCTGGGCCAGTGATTGCCACAACGTCGTATTTGCCGACGCCGGGGTTGTAGATCTTCTCGATCACAATGCCCTGATCGTCCACAATCTGGTTGACGGGTTCTTGCTGGACAGGATTGATCTTGACCATCTTTGTCTCGCCGTCTTCGCCAATGATCCGGGCGATACGCTGGGTATCGTAGATCTTGGGGATCAGGTCAATCAGCTGACGGGCGATGTGACGCACGCCACGGGCCAAGTTGTCACCGTAGTGGTACGTGCCCACGTCGCCTTCACGCTGGCGGGCCAAGATGGCTTTGCCGCTACGCTCGTTGGAACCCATGCCTAGCGATGCGTTGTACTGGCCGGTGGTCGCCTTGATGTCTTCAGCAGCGCCCGATTTGGCTTGCAAAAGGCCGCTGGAGGCCATTGGAGGCTGCGCACGCTGTGGCAGGGGCAACACGCTGCCTTGACCGTCTGTGACGTCAGGATTGACCTCCAAATAGGGCCAGTTGTTCGTGTTGGCGGTCTTCCACTTGTCTTCGTAGCCTTCAAACTGACCACCGTAACCGATGAACGGTGCTTTGGGGGCCAGAGCCAGCATCTCGGCTTCTTGCGAAACCCAGTAGTTGTACATGCGCTGGGCATCTTTGGCGTTACGCACCAAGCCCGACACGTACAAACGGCCATCAACCTCGAACTCGTTGCCGACAATACGAACCACGGGGATCCATTTGCCTGCCCACTCGCGTTCCTCAAGGATCTCGTAGCCGTTGATCTTGCAATACTTGACCTTCGGACGCTCGGACACACGGCTGCGCTTGGGTTTGCCGTACACAGCACGCAGTTCTTTGTCCTCGGGCGTGCCTTCAAAGGCTGTCGCGTTGCCAGGGTACAAGTTCAGCGTGGCTTTGTCGTAGTCGATGTAATAGTAGTCCGCGATGCGGACGGTGTCTTCGTTCAGCCAGTTGCTGATCGACTGATCACCCACACCCAGCGATTGGAGGGTCGAGATGGGCGCTGCATCGGGGTACATACGCTCATATTCAGCCTTGGTCACGTCCTCGGTGATGAAACACCACTTGGCGTCTGCACCAGTGGGGTCTTGGATCAGCGGGTCCATGTAGACCGAGAAGCTGTTGCGGATACGACCAATCTTGATGTCCTGATCAAACGTGTTGTCGTCGCAATACTCGGTCAGCAGGCGGATGTAGCCCTCTCCGTAGGCCACTTGGTTTTCGCAGGCGGTGTCATAGGCCACGTCAGCATCAGAGATGTACTCGATGTGACGGATCATGCCGTTGAACACCTCGGCAACCTGCACATCAGCGTTGTCGTCCACGGGGATGACTTTGGCACCAGGACGGTTTTGACGCTGGTCGTTGGTGACCTGGCGCACGTGCTGGGGCAGCTTGTTGATCGTGAGGGTGGGGCGGGCGTTGATGGTCTGGCCTTGGACCGCACCACGGGTTGCCAGCACATCGGCGGGCCACTGCCAGTGGTTGTCGGGCGAACCGGCGTAGAACCGCAGGTCGTCGATCTCATCTTCACGCGATTCAGCCAACGACGAAACCGCCATATCAAGGCGGGCACGGGCGACTGTCAGAATGTCTGAGTCGGATTTTGCGGGTTTGCCACCGGCTGCTACGTTAGCCGCAGCAACCATGCCAGTTGGGTCAGCCATTCAGGACTCCTAATACGTGAGGCTCACGCATGACGACATATTCCTTGCCGTTATGCTTGAATTCTTGCCCTACGCCGAAGTATAGATGATCACCGACTTTCAGCTCTTTGCAATCAGGGCCAGCGGACACCACTATACCCGTTTCCTGCTTTTCTGTCGAAAGAAGCTCGAACATCGGGTGTTTTTCGACATCCACCTCAATGATGAGGCAGTTTTGCATGGCTTTGAGTGTCATTTTAAGTCTTTGATGAGTTGCGGCGCGATTACGACCAGGCCACCGCATATGGTTGCCACAGCGTCCATAAACTCAACGCCGTGACGACCGCCGCGTTTATTGTGCCACCAGTCTGAGACTTCTTTACCCACACCGACGATTGCAACTGCAATCAGTGCAATGGTGGGGTCAAACAAAGATGCCGGAGGGGCAGCAACCAGTGCACCGTACAGAAAATGATTGGCCTTATCTTGAGGCAGTAAAGGTAAGCTCATTTTTTGCTTTTTGGGGCTGATTTCTGGGCTTCACGCTTGACGGAATACGCGATGGCGACGGCCTGCTTGACTGGTTTGCCAGCTTTGACCTCGGCTTTCACGTTGGCGCTGAAGGCTTTGGGAGATGCAGATTTCTTCAGTGGCATTTTACGACCCCATCCATCCGGTTGATGCTGCGCTGCGGTCCATGTTGATCGTGCGCGTTGTGTTACGAGAATTGTACTCCCCACGGCTTGCCACGGGAAATGCAAACGTCACGGCCAGGGCGTCAGCCGCATCAGGAGAGGCCAGCCCACGGGCTTTCATCTCCTTTTTCCCTTCCAAAAAGATCGTCCCCGCCGAGTTGGGCTTCTTCATCGGGCCGATCAGGTCGTTCTTGAGTGCGCGGTCCTGCGGGATCGAGGCTGTTCTGAGCCAGTCACGCATCGCACCCCACATCTCGGCCCGTTTGTTGCCCCACATGATCGGGTTTTTGGCTTTCCACGCGAAGTTCACCCCGCGCACTTTGTACCGCTGCTCGGTCAACCTGTCAAGAATCCCGTATCCAAGGCCACCCTCGTCGATCACGGTGAGCACGGGCTTGAACTCCTCGATGGCATCAATCACGTGGCCCACCACGCTCATGGTGTCCTCACCTTTTAGGCGCTTGATCGAGATCACGTCCCGCCCTTGGCGCACCAGGATCACTGTGGAGTCCATGCCGCCCCGCGCAGGGTCCACACCAATCACGATCGGTGCCGTCATGTCTTTCCAACGCTCCCGCTTGAACGCATCCTCAACCACCACGGGCGAGATGAACTGGTCTTCACCGGCAGCGGGGAACTCACCGTAGACCTCGACACGGGCCTGGATAGAGTCTTCACCGTACTCGGCGATGATCTGGTCGTAGACCTGCTTGTCGGTGCCCTCGACTGTGCGGGCGTCGATGATCTCGCCGTCCCAGAAATCCCGCTTGCCGTGGAATGTCTCGAAAAAGTACCCCGTGTTTCGCCGTGGGTTACTGAACGCGAACCAGTACCGGTCAAGGATCTTCTCGGTAAAGAACCCCGAGGCCACCGACCAGATGCCATCAGGGATACCGCTGGCCTCGTCAAAGATCACCATCATCCCGTCGTGGTTGTGCACACCGGCGTACGAGTCGGGGTTCTCCTCGGACCAGAGCTTGCCCTCAGCGGCCCAGTACCGGGTACCCTTCTTCAGGTCCCGCTCGACCAGTTCTGTCAACCACTGCGCAGGCACCAGCTTGGTGGCCGACGGTTCCCACCAGTGCGAGTTGATCGCCATCGTGGCCCATTTAGTCAGTTCACCCCAGGTGACAGTACGAAGCTGGTTCTCGCTGTTAGCCGAGACAATCACGCTTGACCCGATCCTAGTTGTCAGCATCCACAGGATGAGCCACGACACCAGTGCCGATTTGCCAATCCCCCGGCCAGACGATACAGACCGCCTGAGCGCGTCCATGTCCAGCTTGCCCCTGTTGGCCTTGATGTGATCGGCAATCTTGCGAAGTGTGCGCCGCTGCCATGCGCGAGGTCCTTTGAAGTGCTCGAGTGGGGTGTTCTTCTGCCCCCAGGGGAACGCGAACAGGACAAACGTCTCTGGGTTGTCGGCAACTTGTGGACTCCACAGCTGCGTCATCAGGGTTTGTTCTTCGTCAGGCGAGTAACGGGGTTTCTGCATCAGTCGTCCAATCTGGGGGTCACATCTATCACTTCGGCATCAATCACCCGGGCGTGGGCCTGTGCCAACGCCTCGGTGATGCTGATCCCACCGGACACTTCAATATTCGTCGTGGCACCGTACTTCTTACGATTGTGTGCGCCCATGAGCCACTTACGAGTGTCGATCTTGAGCTTGGACCGGTTCACGTCCTCGATGCTGTCCTCGGCATCGGCAATCTCGATGATCTCGCCAGCCATGAACTCGGTGCGCAGCTCCTGGGCTTCGTCAAACAACTGCTTACGGGTGGGGTCTTTCTTGATCCACCGGTAGAAGTCGTTGTAGTCAATGTCCCGATGGTCGTCTCGCAAAACTTGGGACAGGGACATGCCGTGGGCAATCGAGTCGATGGCACGCATGAAGACCTGCTCATACTGTACGAGTACGAGTGCTTTGCCTTCGGGCGAAGGTTTAGGTGGGGTAGGTTCCAGCCAGTCTGGTAGCAGTGTGACATCTGCGCCTACGGGATTGGGATTCAATGTGTCCATAGTGTCCATAGGGTAGCACAAATGTTGCTGGAGAGTAAATGCACCCAGTGGGTCTGTGATTCTTTGGAAAATTTTAAAAAATTGTTCGCGGTACCGCCGTAGCCGCAGACCCTTGTTGCTCGGCCCTACCCCCTCCCCCTCGGCCACCAGGGCATCGCGGCTCCGATGCTCCACGGCGTGAGCCAATGAGCCACCGAATCCATGCACCAATGACCCAGCGGGTCAGTGATCCAATGCACCCAATGGGTCACAATGCACCCA